ACAATATTTAGCAGGAGCTGGATCAGCTACACAAGGATTAGCTTATGGTGGAAATAGTGGTGGAACTTATTATGCAAACACAGAAGAATTTCAAAGTGCAGGTCAACCAGTAGGTGCTTGGTCTACAGGAAATGCTATGAATGTAGCAAGATATAATTTAGCAGGGTGTGGTACACAAACAGCAGCTTTAGCTTTTGGTGGAAATTATCCTCCAGGAGATAATTTTGCAAATCAAACAGAATTATACAATGGAACAAGTTGGACTGCGAAAAATAATTTAAATACAGGTAGAGAAGGTTTAGGAGGTGCGGGAACATCTACTTCAGCTTTAGCTTTTGCTGGAAACTATCCATCAAGTACAAATTTAACAACAACAGAATCTTGGAATGGAACAAATTGGTCAACAACACCAAATAGTATGGGTACAGCTAGAAAAAATTTAGGAAGTGCAGGAGCAGATAATACATCGGCTTTAGCTTTTGGGGGGGATATATCTCCTGGTAGTCCAAGACCACAAGCATTAACAGAAGCTTGGAATGGAACTAACTGGACAGAGGTTGCAGATTTAAATACTGCTAGAATAAATGTTATGGGCTGTGGAGTAAAAAATGCAGCACTAGCTATTGGTGGTTATGACTTTAACCCTAATTATACTAATGCTGTAGAATCTTGGAATGAAACTGCTTGGACTCAAATTAGTGTTTTAAACAGTGCAAGATATGATCCAGGAACAACGGGAACTCAAACGGCAGCTTTAGCTTTTGGAGGAAATCCAAACACTGCAAACACAGAATTATGGAATGGCGTTTCATGGACTGAAGTAGCAAATTTAAATGTAGCTAGAAATAGTTTGGCAGGGGCAGGAACAACAACAGCCGCTGTAGCTTTTGGAGGAACTCCACCAGTTGGAGGACAAACAGAAGAGTGGAGTTCTAGCTCAAATGTGATAAAAACATTAACAGATTAATAAAAGGAGAAAACTATGGCAAAAACATATCAATACTGTGTAGCAGAAAACTGGGGAAAGGGTTTCATCGATCACGTTGAATCTCAAAAAATCACGTTTGTTGGCTATCCTGGTAATGTTTGGCAAGTTCCTGCATATAACAAACACGGTAATCTTTGGATTGCTAAAGTTGCAGGCACTGTAAAAACAAAAACTGAAGCACAGACGATTGTTAATGCAGAGGTTCAAGCAGCGCAAGCTACTTGGGATGCTCAGACGGATGAGGAAAAAGCTGATCCAATGAACACAAGACCTGCTGACATAACATTAGAGGAATAAAATTAAATGGCTACGTACTTAGGCACACATGGTAGTAAAATACAAAACTACACTACGAACCCCGATAATCCAAATCAGGGAGAGGTGTGGTATAACGAAACTGCAAATACTATAAGATTTGAAGGAGCTACAACTGCTGGATCTTGGTCTACAGGTGGTAATTTAGGTACAGCAAGAAGACAAATGGCTGGAGCAGGTACAAGTAGTTCAGCTGCATTAGGATTTGGTGGATATCTTGCCCCTGGTGCTTCATCGGCACCATCAGCTTTATGTGAATCTTATAACGGAACTAGTTGGACAGAGGTTGGAGATTTAAATACTGCAAGAAGAGGTTTAATGGGAAGTGGTACTCAAACTTCTGCTTTAGCATATGGTGGAAATGCACCGCCGACTTCAGCAAAAACTAATTCTTGGAATGGAAGTTCTTGGACTGAAGTAAATGATTTAAGCACTGCAAGACAACAAGGAGGATCAGCAGGGGTTGACAATACTTCTGCATTAGCATCTGGTGGATTTACACCTCCATCAACATATCAAACAGTTGTAGAACAATGGAATGGAACTAATTGGGCAGAAACAACAGATATTTCCCTAGGTAGATATGGGCAGCAAGGATTTGGAATAGTGACTTCTGCTTTAATATGTGGTGGACAAGGAGGGGGAACAAATTATTATAAAAATACAGAATTATATAATGGATCTAATTGGACTGAAGTAAATGATATATCTTTTGAAAGATCTTTTGGAGGATCAGCTGGATCTGATAATACTTCAGGTTTAATTTTTGGAGGATATGATGATTCTCCAACAGATTTAAGAACAGTTAAAGTTGAATTGTGGAATGGTACAAACTGGACTGAACAAGCTGATTTAAGTCCACCTAGTGGTTTTTTAGGCATGGCAGGAGCGGGTACCGCAACATCTGCAATAGCTTTTGGTGGAGAAGGTCCATCAAATGAAATGAGAAGTGCAACAGAAGAGTGGCTAGGTGCGGGCTCTCCTCTTACTAAAACGGTAAGTACGGATTAATTATGGCAACATACAAAGAAATTAAAGGAACACAAATTGAGTCTTTAGCATCAGACCCATCAAATCCTATTGAAGGACAAGTTTGGTATAACTCAACATCAGCTGATTTAAAAGGTCAAATTATATCAACAGTTGGAGCTTGGGCTACAGGTACAGCTTTAAATACTGGAAGACAAAATGCAGCTGCAGCTGGAGTAAGTAATTCTTCAGGTTTATGTTTTGGTGGAGCAGAACCAACTATAACAGCTAAAACAGAATCTTATAATGGATCTGCTTGGACAGAAGTTGCAGATTTAAATCAAGCAAGGAGAGATTTAGGTGGATCTGGTACTCAGACTTCCGCATTAGCTTATGGTGGTGCTGAATCTGTACCAACTGCATCTGCAAAAACAAATAAATGGAATGGATCAACTTGGACTGAAGTTGCTGATATGCCTACTGCTAAGTATGTATATGCTGGTTGTGCTGGTGCAGACAACGAATCGGCTTTAGCTTTTGGAGGATATACTACAGGTACTGTTGCAACAACAGAGGAATGGAATGGGTCAGGTTGGACTGCAAAAGCAGATTTAAATACTGCGAGATATTCACTTGCAGGAGGTGGAATAGTTACATCAGCTTTAGCATTTGGTGGATACACTACTGCACAACAAGCACTTACTGAACATTACAATGGAACTTGTTGGACAGTTAAGAATGTTATGAATACAGCAAGATATAATCTTGGAGGAACTGGAACTACTTATGATTCATCTATGGCATTTGGTGGACAACCAGGACTAGGCGGATCATCAGCTAACACAGAATTATTTACTGGAACTAATTGGGCTGAAGACGGAGATTTAAACAATGCAAGGGTGGCTATAAGAGGAAGTGGTACAACCACATCTGCATTAGCTTTTGGTGGAGAAGGACCACCACCTGCAAGACCATTTACAGAAGAATGGACAGGTGCTGGTGCATCAGTTACAAAAACATTTACAGACAGTTAAGACTTGTAATATATTTTAAATAATATATATAAGAAAGAAACATAAAGGATAAAGAAATGAAAAAAGATGTTAAAGAAGTAATACAAGATGAAGAAATTCATTTAAATAATTTATTAGATCCACAAGATCTTACCGACTTTAAAGGTATGGTGGATGAATTAAGAGACACTTGGACTAAAAAACAAATGTTTCGAACAGAAACAGAAGCAAGATTTTCTGTACTACAAGACAATAGATATCCAACTAAAGCTGCAAAATATTGGCAGTGTGTTAGAGAACAATCATCATACTTAGATAATCTTATGGCATTATCTTTTGACTATAGAAGAAACGAAGCAAAGATTACTTGGTTAGAAAAAAAAATAGATAAAGAACAAGATGATTATAAATTAACTAAATATCAAATAGATTTAGATGAATGTAAATTTGGTAAAGCATCTATGGAAAAAGTTGCTAAACATAGATTAAGAGAAATTAAAATGTGGTCTACGTTAAAAGGAGAATTTAATGATGGATCATTTAATGACAAAGATGTTAACCAACATCAACTAGAGTCATATGGATTACAATATCACGAGAAAGCAAAAGCACTAAATGATAATTCTAGCGAGGCTGAAATATTTAATGTAATGGGTCAACTACAATCATTACGAAGAATTAAAAAATCTGGTGAATTAGAAAATAGTTATAAAGAAAAAGAAAAACTTGAACAACATGGAAAACCAAAATCTTAATTTTGATTTTGTATTTTTAGGTCAATCTGTTTTAAAGTATCAAGTACCTCTTGATATATTTACTGCAATTAATCAAATCTACGAACAAAATTTTCATAATCTAGAACCTGCTAATAGTCAATTAGTAGGTAAAATAGAAAATGAACATTCATTATTTTATCACGGGGCTGATCAGACTAAGATGAAGAATCATAATATGTTGCCTAAAAATGTAACAAATTATTTTATGACTATCTTTCAACATTATTTAAAATGGAATAAAATAAAAGATTATAATACTCATTTAAATTCTATTTGGGTCAATGAAATGAAACAACATGAATATAATCCAGCCCATGTTCATAGAGGAATGTTATACACAGGACTATCTTCTGTAATGATTTTAAAAGTACCATCTACTTATGGTAAAGAATATTCAGCAGGACACATACCACAAAATGGTAGACTACAAATACTAGGAGCTAGTAATGGTCAGTTTGCTAAAATAGATTATCAACCACCAATGGACCTTAGAGATTTTTATATATTTCCATATGATATGAGACACTGCGTATATCCTTTTAATGGAACTGATGAGACTAGACGAACACTAGCTGCAAACTGTGACGTAGACTTTGATCCTATTAGAAACAGGGGAGCTACATAATGGATAAAAAATTTTTAATTAGAGATGACCATATTGGATTGTTTAAAAATTTTATGCCAGACCAATTAATAGATAATTATGTAAATTATTTTAATAAATGTGAAGAACAGGGTGCTGTGTATCCAAGAAAAGAAAATGAAACATTGGCATCAGATAATGCAATCGATACTATAAAAGGCTCACAAGGTGAGTTTGAAGCTTCAACTAATGTTGCAATGACTTACACTAATAAACCTTTTATAGATTTATTTTTTAAAGAAGTATATCCACTATATACTCAAAAATATTCTTACTTAAAAACACTAGCAACACATAATATACTAGAAGTTAAAATACAAAAAACTAAAATAGGTGAAGGTTATCATCATTGGCATTGTGAGAATGCTGAAATGAAAGCAAGAAATAGAATTTTAGCTTTTATGGTTTATTTAAATGATGTGGACGAAGGTGGTGAAACAGAATTTTTATATCAAAAGTGTAGATTTAAACCTGAAAAAAATACATTGATGGTATGGCCATCACAGTTTACACATATTCATAGAGGTAACCCACCTTTGTCGAATGATAAATATATAATAACAGGGTGGATAGAATACGGATATTAATATGATAACAGAACCACGATGGAAATCTTATATAGTAGAGACTACACAACCAATCTTTACACCTGAACAATGTAAAATGATTATTGCAGCTGGACGTGCAGAGCCTAAACAAGATGCTTACGTTGGAAATAAAAAAGGTATTACAAGTGGAGTAATAGATACTAAAACTAGAACTTCACATATTAGTTGGATACCATTTAAAAAAATGGCTGACATGTATAAAGACATTGAACGTAATATGAAAACTACCAATGGTAATCATTTTGGTTTTGATGGAATGACAATAACTGAAATGGCACAGTACACAGAATATCCAGAAGGTGGGTTTTATGAATGGCATGTAGATAATGATGTGAACATGCAACACGAACCCCCTGTTAGAAAAATATCTATGACTTGTTTACTTTCTCCTGAATCAGAGTTTGAAGGAGGTGATTTAGAACTTCAAGCTGAAGGTAAAGTTGCAAAAATAAAACAAGGACACGCAATATTTTTTGCATCTTTTATCAGACATAGAGTAAAACCTGTTACACGTGGTAGAAGACAATCACTTGTTATGTGGTTTGGAGGTACACCATTTAAATAATGCATAGAGATTTACATTTTCCAACACCTGTCTATATTGCAGATATAGAACACCCTACTCTTAATCAAGAACTTGAGAGAGATATTGTAGCTTGGTCTAATAAAGATAAAGGAATGACAAGAACTAATATTAAAGGATGGCATTCTGGAATTCATA